GAATGAGCACACTAGCTCAAACTCCGGGTGAGGAAAACTCAGGACAATCGAGAGCAGTATTAGACTACGCTAATCGTCACAACAACACTCACCAATGGAGACTTTTAAGATCTGCTGAAGATCCAGAAAATGGAGATACAGCATCTGCTTATGCAAGTTATGTAGTAGTACAAAACTTGAATCAAGTCATCAATGGTAGTGGAGTAACGTGGTAATAGGAGCATAAAAACATGGCAATATCAAGAGCACAGCTAGTTAAAGAACTAGAACCAGGTTTAAATGCACTATTTGGCCTGGAGTACAAACGTTATGAAAATCAGCATGCTGAAATTTATAACGAGGAATCATCTGACAGAGCTTTCGAAGAGGAAGTAATGTTATCTGGTTTCGCAAACGCACAAGTAAAAGGTGAAGGATCTGGCGTATCATACGATGATGCACAAGAAACTTTCACTGCGAGATACACTCACGAGACTGTTGCTTTAGCGTTCGCGATCACTGAAGAAGCGATCGAGGACAACTTGTATGATAGACTTGCGTCTAGATATACAAAAGCTTTAGCAAGATCAATGTCAAACGCTAAGCAAGTTAAAGCTGTTGACCCATTAATTAATGGTTTCACAACTTTTAACTCTGGTGACGGCAAGCCTTTAATGGCTGCAGATCACCCAACTATCGCAGGAACATTTGCGAATGAGTTGGCAACTTCGTCTGACTTAAACGAAACTTCGTTAGAACAAGCTCTTATCGACATCGGTAAGATGACTGACGAAAGAGGTCTTAGAGTTGCAGCAAGAGGAGTTAAAATGATAATTCCTTCTGAGCTTCAATTTACTGCTGAGAGATTGATGAAATCTCAAGGTAGAGTTGGAACAGCTGACAATGATGTAAACGCAATCGTATCTATGGGTATGGTTCCTCAAGGTTATAGAGTGAACAACTACCTAACAGATTCTGATGCATTCTACATTATTACAGACGTACCTAACGGTATGAAAATGTTCAACAGAGCTCCATTGAAAACTGCAATGGAAGGTGATTTCGATACTGGCAACGTTAGATACAAAGCTAGAGAAAGATACTCATTTGGAGTATCAGACCCTAGAGGTATCTTTGGTTCGCCTGGTGCGTAATCAATAATTTTTTGTGGCGGGACATTGTTCCGCCACAATTACAATTTAAGGTGAGAAATGGTTAAAAAATTTAGAATTCAAATATCCGCATATAACTATTATACAGATTTTATTATTAAGTCTTTAGATTCCCAACAAGAAGTAGAAAATGCTATCATTGACAAACTTGGAAAAAATGATATAAAATGGGAATCTCTTGGAGAAATGCATGACCCAAGAGTAAATAGAATAACCTATGAGGAGGTTATAAATGGAGATGCAAACACATCTAACAGACCTTTACAAAAAGAAGAAGGTACTGGACCTAGAATGGGAGCAGGAGCATCTTAATGAGGGTAGATATACTCTCAATATGGTTAGAATTGACAGAAAAGTCAGAGAAGTTCTTAGCCATATAAAAATGGCAGAAGCTAAAAAAGCTCATCTGCAGAATAAGATAGACGACGCTGCCCCCGAAGTTTCTGTAGCTACTTAATCAAAAGCTACATCGTTGGAAAAATCCAATCCACATCACAGGCTCTCTTGCGCTCTACTCAAAAGTAGTATATAGTTTTAGCACTATACAATTAATTAATGAACGTGGACGAGTATAGTCGACGGCCTAGAGACTACGTTCGCAATTAACTAGGAGGATTAATCATGGCAACAACTCTATTTAGAGGACCAGTATTAGTCGGTAAGAAAAACGAAGCCGGTCTAACTGGATTTAACATCGAAGCAAAAGAAGCTAACTATTCCGTAGTAGCTGGTGATTCAGGAAAAACTTTTACATCAAAAACTGATGGAACTGTTTTTACTTTACCTGCGATCTCAATTGGCAGAACGTTTACTTTCGTAAACACAGCTGCTGATGGAACAAATGCATTGACTATAAGTCCTAATGCAAATGACGGTATATTATATGCTGGCTCTTTAACTGATAACAAAGATTGTATTAATACAAAAGCAACTTCAAAAGTTGGAGACTTTGTTAAAATTGCATCTTTAAATTCTACAGCACATTGGACTGTAATTGAAGCACAAGGTGTTTGGGCTAAAGAAGCGTAATAATTAAATTAAAGGAGCACCTTCGGGTGCTCCTAAATTAAATTAGGAGTAAACAAAGATTATGTCAGATCAACAATTTTCTAATCGTACAAGTGACGGTAGATTTGGTAGAACTACTGATGCGTCTAGTAATTTTATTGGACCAGCTAGAATAACTTATATTCAAGGTGAAGGTGTTGCTAACAGCAATATTAAACTTTACGACGGAACAGATGCAACTGGAACTTTAGTATTCGAAGGAAACTTTGGTACAGAAGGTTTAGACATTTATGTTCCTGGCGAAGGTATTCGTTGTAAAACTGGAGTATATTTAGATTTAACAAATACTACATCGGTATCTATCGGTTACACTGGTTAAGGAGGTAAACTGTGGCTAACACTACTTCCGGAACTACTACATTCGGACAAAATTTTACTATTGATGAAATAGTAGAAGAAGCTTTTGAACGTTTAGGTATTCAAAACGTAACTGGTTATCAATTAAAATCTTCAAGAAGATCATTAAATATTTTATTTCAAGAATGGGGAAATAGAGGAATCCATTATTGGGAAATAAAAGATACTAATATTGATTTAGTAGAAGGACAATCTACGTATAAATTATATAGATCTTCAGCAGAAGCTACAGCTGCTGGTGATCAAGCAACTACAAAAACTAATACTGACGCTGCAGAAAATGTTTTTAGCGTTAGTGATATGTTGGAAGCTCAATTAAGATCAAGTATTAATACGACTGATCAATCAGATACTCCAATGACAAAAGTAGATAGATCTGTTTATGCAGGTTTTTCTAACAAAACTTCTAAAGGAACTCCTAATCAATATTGGGTAGAAAGATTTATAGATAGAACTGTAATGCATGTTTATCCTACACCAGATTCATCTAATGCATCTAAAATGGTTCATGTATATTATATTAAAAGAATAGATGATGTAGGTGACTATACAAATGCAACAGATGTACCATTTAGATTTGTACCTTGTATGGTTTCAGGATTAACTTATTACTTATCTCAAAAACACGCACCACAATTAACTCAACAAATGAAGTTATTATATGAAGATGAATTAGCTAGAGCACTTGCAGAAGATGGTTCGGCTTCAAGCACATATATAACTCCTAAAACTTATTATCCAGGAACATAATGTCAAAGTACGCATCAGGAAAAAGAGCAATTGCAATATCAGACAGATCTGGAATGCAATTTCCTTACAAAGAAATGGTTAAAGAATGGAATGGTGCATTAGTACATACTTCAGAATTTGAACCTAAACAACCACAGTTAGAACCAAAACCAATTACAGGTGATGGTATTGCATTAAGAAATGTTAGACCAGCAAGAAAAGAACCACCTGTTGCAATGGCTTTACCAAAAGATCCTTTTTCAATTACAAACGGTAGTCCAACATTAACAGTTAGTTTTTTAAATCATAACTTAAAAGTTGGAGATGAAGTTTTATTTTTTAATGGAGCTAGTAATAATACTATAGAATCTTTTAATTTAAGCACAAATATATTTCCTTTATTTCATATTTTAGCATCTAACTTATCTGCTACAGCTACAACTGTAACTTTTGATGGCAATAATCTTTGTGCAAATACAGGTTTCTTTTTTATACAAAGTTCAACTACACCCGCAGCAGGAGATGCAGATTATGTTCCTGTTGTTCAAAGAGAAGTTATTGAATATTCAGCTAAATCTGGAGGACAAAATTTAACTGGTTTAACAAGAGGAACTAATGCTCTTTTTAGAGGTGTAACAGGAGCTAGTACTACAGCTACAGCACATACTTTAGGTGTAAATGTTTTTCCAAGTTTAAAAATTCAAACTATAACAACAAGAACAGAAAACACTGGAGCAATGCCAGCAACAAAAACAGTTAACACTGGCTTTACTGTAACCTTGCCTTATAATGCAGTAGGCACTATAACAGGAGGTGGGGAAAACGCATATGTTAGTCCCATGTTAAGAGGAATTAGATAATGGCTTATACTTTTCAAAATTTAAAAGACGATGTTAGAGATTATACTGAAGTTGATAGCACAGTTTTAACTGATGCAATATTAACTACTATGACAAAAAATGCTGAAAATAGAATTTATAGAGATGCGGATTCTGATGATAATAGATTTTATGCTACATCTAATTTAGCTGTTGGAAATAGATATGTAACTATTCCATCTGATTTAAGAATTATAAGATATATTCAATTATTGGACACAACGGTAACACCAAATGTTCAAGTTTTTTTAGAAAAAAAAGACACATCTTACATGGCTGAATACTACGATAGACCTTCAGTCCAATCTGGAATTCCAAGATATTATGCTAACTGGGACGCTAATTTTTGGGTTGTGGCACCTACTCCAAATGCTCAATATGCAATTACAATGGCGTATGTAAAACAACCTTCTTCAATTAGTGCATCTAATTCTACAACAACTTATTTAAGCAATAAATATCAAGATTTACTTTTGTATGCTACTCTGGTAGAAGCATATGGATACTTGAAAGGTCCTAAAGATATGTTACAATACTATGAACAGTCATATCAAAGGGCTTTACAAACGTACGCGATTGAACAACAAGGTCGTAGACGCAGAGACGAATATCAAGATGGTGTTATTCGAACTCCTTTAAAATCACCATCACCATAATAAGGAGATAAAAAATGGCAAATATAGTACCTAATGCGTTTAAAACAGGTTTATTAAAAGGAGTTTATAATTTTGATACATCTGGTAATGGAGGCAACACGTTTAAGTGTGCTTTATATACAAGCATTTCAGGCTACAGTGCAACGTCAACTGTGTATCAAACAGGTAGTGAAGTTAGTTCTTCAGGAACATCTTACACAGCAGGTGGAAATAATTTAACGAACAACGGAGTTGCAGGAACAACAACTGCATACGTTGATTTTCAAGATTTAACTTTTCCTTCTGTTACGTTAACTGCTGCAGGAGCTGCAATATATAAATCAACTGGAGGCGGAAACGAATTAGTTTTAGTATTAGATTTTGGTGGCAATAAAACAGCAACAAACGGAGACTTTATTATTCAGTTTCCTACTGCTGATGCATCAAATGCTATTATTAGACTAGGCGACGCATAATAGTAAAGGAATTTAATAAATGGCTTTTGTATTAAATGACAGAGTTAAACAGACTAGTACATCTACTGGTACAGGAACGATAAACTTATCAGCTTCTGCTGAAACAGGTTTTGAAACTTTTGTTGCTGGTATTGGAACTACAAATAATACGTTTTATTGTATTTCACATGACGGAACATCTGAATTTGAAGTCGGTATTGGAACAGTAACTGATGCAGCTACTG